GCATAGTTTTGGAACCTGTATTGGGCAGCTTGCCCTGTTGGGCCAATATCAAGCAGGTGGCCGTAGGCGTATTCCATTAGATTCCGAGGCGTCGGCGAGCGGCTGGACTGCTACCAAGTGTTCGCATGGCGCTGCGTTCACCCTGGATGGCGCCTTGTCGGGCTGCTTGAGCCATGCCACGCTGGAACTGATCAGCCGTAACGTAGTCCACATTGTTGATGCGTTCCACGCTGTAGCGAACGTCGATTGGCTCCATCGTGGCAACACTACCTGCAGCCATTTCACCAGTTGCACCACCACCTTCAGGTCCACCAACAGAACCAGGTGAACGGCGATAACGACCCATTGCGCCATCAAGCTTTGCCGCAACGCCGAGCTTTCCATCGGCGCCACGCTTAAGCGGCATGATCGCCTCAGGGCCGGCCTCGCCCATAAGGCCGTTTTGCATCTCGCCACCCTTGGCATATTTGAAGAAGGTGGGGCGGGTGACAATGCCGCCAGTTGCAAAGGGTTTGATGCTGTTTTGTGCAAAATCAGCTTGCCCGCCAGAAAAATAAGCCCCTTTTGCGGCAAAAGCACCAGGGAATGCAGCACGCATGCCCATGTTTACTGCAAAACGCAGCAATGTCTGGCCAATGTCCTTAAGGATTCCGCTTGCAATTTCCTTGAGGGCGTCACCCAGGCTCTTGGTGCCGCCAATCAAGGCCTCAATGCCAGCCATCAGTGAGCCGACGATGCCATCCTCGAGCGTGCTCACAATGTTGGCATACATCGCTTTTAGCCGCTCAGCCTGATCTGCCGCTTCCCTTTCGCGACGCTTGCGCTCTTCTTCATCTTTTGCTTTTTCTTTGATCTCAGGTACCTGCTCGCCACGAGCCTTGATGATGTCCTTGGTCGCTTGAACTTGCTTCTCCAGCTCTTTCCTGATTTCGCTTTCAGCAGACAAGCTAGAAATAGTCAGCTCGAGCTGAGCAATTTTTTGCTCAAGCAATTCTGCTTCTTTCTGCACTGTTTGATCAATTTCGTAATATTGCTCGGCAAGCGCAGGCGTAATGCCTGTCTTGACCATTTCGGCGATTGCCCTTGCTTTTTCGATTTGCTCTGTATATCTTTTGCCGATTTCGTCTAGTTCGCGCGTAATCTCTTCTCTGCTTTGCTTGTCCAGCTCACGTAGACGCTGAAGTGTATCCAGCCTGGCCTCGTCAACTTTCAGCAGCAGTTGCTTGCGCTTGACCTCTGCTTCGTCTGCGGGAATTTTTTCAAACTGGATTGCACGAATTTGACCCGTAATTTCAGCAATCTGCTTTTCACCTTCAAGCCTAATTTTGAGGAATTCATTGCCATCAAGCTGCGCTTGCCTGATTCGCGCATTGATCTCGGCAATTTGCTGCTGGATGGCAAGCTCTGCAAGGAGCTGCGGCAGTTGGCTTTCCCGTTCTTTTGCTGCTTTCTTCTTGCGCCCGCCACCTTCTTCAACCAGCCTTGGGAAGCGTGTTGGGGTTGGTTGATCTGCGGGTGCAGCAAAACCAGGACCATAGAATCCAGCCTTGGGAGTAACTCCAGCATTTCGCAAGAGCGCAAGCTCACGCTGACGGGAAATCAATTCATACAGCCGACCGCTAAGTTGGGCGGCCTCAGCGCTAGCAAATCCTGCGGAGCCGCCAAATAACGACATCCCAGCCGAAGCCGATCTTGACTCGATATCCAGCTCCCAAAGTCTTTGCCTTAGTTGATCAATCTCTGATGTGATCTGGTCAAGCGGCGCATCACGCAAAAGCTCATTAAATTGCTCCTGTTCTTTCCAGGTGTTGTAAAGAGAAATACCGACAGCCGCAATACCAGCCGCAAGTGCTGTCCATGGATTTAATAGCGCCGTCGCGTTAAGAGCCTTGAGCGATACCGATGCAGTGCCAGCCGCAGCCGCGAGCTTTAGAAGTGCCGCGCCTACACCCCCGATTGCGGCAATTTTGCCTACTGCAAAGACAGCAAATGCAGCGCCTGCACTAATCGCGAGAACATCTAAATTTCTCGCAAGTCCCAATGCCGCTTCGGCAATTTTGGGTAGCGTTGCGACAAGTGCTGGCGTAATTTTTTCGATAAATTCGGCAAATGCAGCTTGGAACTCGGCGCCAATCGGTTGGAGGGCTTCGCCAACTGCAATACGCATTTGATTAAATGCGACCGTTAAGCGTGCGCCAGAATCCTGACTAGATCCCGCAATTTGTTCGGCAAGGCCTGCATACTCATCACCAAGTTGAACGATGAAATTCATCAGTTCGTTCAAGCCAACCTGACCCTGCTCTAGAGCTTTCTGCAGCTCAGGCAACGTCATCTCGTTCGCCTTGGCAAATTTGGTAACTGCACCAGGCAGGCGCTCACCAAGCTGGCCACTCAGTTCCTCGGCACTTACTTTGCCCTTCGAGAACACTTGCACCATTGCAGTGATGGCACCATCAACGTCTTGCGCTGATCCGCCGGTCGCCTTGATGGCTGATGTGACGTTATTGAAAACAATTTCAGCATCACTGACCTGGCCGCCTGCCCCTTTCACGGCAGCGGTCAACCTAGTCATACCCTGAATTGCTACATCCTGTGGCACATTTAAGTTTTGAGTCGCAGCACTGGCCGCCCCCATCGCGCGATTAAATTCCTCTTGACTGCCAGCGGCGCCTCGCAATGCAATCTGCATTTTCTGCAATTGCGCTGCATAATCAGCAAAGCCACCGAGCTGCTGGCGAAGCATCCCAACCTGAGCACCAGCAGCAGCGCCAGCAAATGCGCCACCGACGCCGCCGAAAATACCACCAAGGGCACCACCAAAAAAGCCTTCAGGACCGCCAAAAATGCCACCACTAACTGCTGCACCGGCCGCCTGCGCAACTTGCATGCCGCTCATGCGGCGACCCTGCGTTTGCTGCAGTTTTGCTAAACGACGATCAAGTTGTTCAATCTCGCGTGAAGCCTTCTGGAATCCAACGCTTGCTGGATCAATCTGACTCCGCAATGCCTGCCATGCACCACGCTGAGCCTGCAAGCTTTGAATGCTGTTATTGGATGCAAGGGTTGCGCGTTTAATATCATTTGAAACACGGGTATAACTATTGCCCATCATTTCAATATCGCCAATAATTGGCTGCATGCCAATCTGGCCAATTTGCTGATACAGGCCGCTAATTTGACGCATTGGTTGCTCAATGACGCGCTGCCCCGCAGTACGCGCGCGTCCTCTCTCGATGGAACGTCGAATTGCAGCTTGCTCTCTCAGGCCAGTATTTTCAGCGGTAATCTGTCGATAATTTTCAATACGAGCACGAATCTCCTCTTTCCGATCGGCATTGCCATCTTCAGTGGCATTTGCCAGTTCACGCTGAAGTCGATTGATCTCAGCAAGAGTCTCTTGGTACGGTCCCGCGCCGCGATCAAGATTCTGGAAATCTTGCGTCAGCTCTGAAATGCGAAGTTGCAGTGCTGCCAACGTATTGGGCAACTGTTGCTGTGGTTGCATTGCGCCAATCAACGGCGCACGTACAGCTTGCGCACCAGCAATAACCTGCTGCCTAGCCTGCGCGCGGCCAAAGGCGACCTCTTTGATCGTAATCTCAGTCAGCTTGTCACCATAAGCCTGAGCGCTAACACTGAGCTGATCGAGTTGACGATTTAACGCTGCAAGCTGTTTTCTGAAAGCTTCTGGCTTTCTCGCTGGAAATTCAGCCGCAATCTGCGCATCAGTACGCTTTGCAACTCTGCCTACTTCCTCGTAATCAGTCTTGAGCGCCTTCAGTGAATCGCTAAGGCGATTTACATCACCAGCAAGTTGCCTGTAAACGTTGCCGCCAATTGTTGCTTGCGTTTGCAGTCCCTTGAAAGCATCAATTTGACCCTGAATAGTCTGAATACTTTGCTTGCCACTGCCCGCGAAATCAATAATTGATTGACGCGCTTCTTGAATAACCTTATCGGTAGGACCAATGGACTTTTCAAGTGAGCGAAATGCTGAGCTGAGCTTGTCCAGCCCCTCGGCACCCTGGATGCCAAGCTTGACCAGAATTTCGCTTACCTGCTTAGCCATCCTTGTCCTTGGCCAATTCGCTTAACGCTGCAGCCTCCATTGTCTGAAGACCTTCCAGCATCTCGCGGCGATTGTCCACATTGTAAAGGTCAAACATCCCGCCAGCACACAGCATCACCTCATATCGCAACCCCAGGTAGCCAGCCATGGTCGTGTTCCACTGCGTCTGCATACGCAGGAACATCATCACGACATCCCAGTTTTCATCCCACACCTCAAAATCAACCGCTTCATCACGCGGCTGCTCAGGGAGGACGATGCCAAATGCAGCAGCGTCCTCTCCGGTTTTATCTTCTACACGTTTGCCGCCGCCTGCCCAGTAGACGGCAGCCTCCTTCAGTTTCCCTGGCGCGCGCCTTCAAAAGTTTCGGTGTAAGCCTTCAGCACACCACGAATCCAGTAAGGATCATCAGACAGGTCGCGCATCGCCTCAATCGAAAACGGCACTTCCTTGCCGTCCTCATCCTGGATACCTTCCCAGCCGACCATGATCACCTTCAGCAGATCCAACTCTCCTTTCTCGCCAAGCTTCTGAAACTCCTTGCGGCCAACCCGCTTAAATTTCGCGTCAAAGGTCACCGTGTCAAAAGTGCCGCCATCACTGGGCTCTTCGATGCTGACCGGCCAAGAAAAGACCTTAACTTTTTTACGGACAAATGCCATGCGTAATGAACGCGATACTCCAACAGCATACACCCGATAAAAAAGGGCCGCATTAGCGGCCCCCCGTACTTCACTCTCCAATTACAACCTAATCAGGTGTAAACGAAGCTGAACTCGTCGTTACCAGATGTTGACGGAACACAGGTAAATG